CTAAAAGACTTCCAAAGAGAATTGGGTCGTATGGGATTCAAGTTCCAGTTTATCACACTTGCTGGTTTTCACCAGACTAACTATGCAGTCTTTGATTTCGCAAACCGATACAAAGATGAGGGGATGTATGCTTACAGTTTATTACAGGAGGCGGAGTTCGATGCAGAAGCGCGTGGATACACAGGAGCGAAACACCAAAGAGAGGTTGGAGTATCGTATTTCGACGCGATCACGACCACTCTTGGTTCTAAGTCTACTGCGGCAATGGCTGGGTCAACCGAAGAACAACAGTTTTAAAGCGCCCCCAAACAAATGCGTTTGGGACTTGGAGAAAGAAGGATGAGTTATATCGCACAGTCTCCCATTTCGAGAACGGGCAACCGCGAGTGGGACGATACGTTTAACAAATGTTTTTATGACAATATGTCAACCGTAGTCTGGGCACACAGCTGTATGTTTGAGGGAGCAATCTTCATCGGTAAGGGTGAAGAGTGTTCTTGGTGTGGTGCTCTAGAAGAACATGAACCGGATGTGACTTACTCTCAGATCCCCGTAATAATGTCAGGAATGAAGAGAGGATAAAACATGAAATGGTCTTTATTTTTATTACTGCTCTCTGGATGCGCTTTGCAAGAAGACCGTGAATGTTTAGAATATGAAACTAGGGTACACGAGCATAAAAGGTGTTTCGGTCAATTTGATTCTCGTAATGCTGGTGGTCCTCAGATGTGCGAAACTGTACCAATTACAAAATTAATTTGCAAGGAGCATAAAGAAGAAAATGCCAACCAAATACAAGAGAAGTAACTGGTCGAAGAGTCGCCTGAAGAAAGGCACCACCCAGCACTTCTACATGCACCAACTCGACAACGCGCAGCTCTGGAAGGAGTTTGACAGTTGTAATGAAAAGAAGTACAAGAACAAGATGCGTACTGAGTTGTATAAACGAGGGTTCAAGTTAGAGGATTTTGCCGGCCGTGCCTGATATTGGTATGATAGGTCTCCTCGCAGTTTTCTTGTGCCCTATGATTTTTGGTGGTATCACGATGTACTACTCGCACAAGTCCATACATAAGGCGACCCTAGACAGGTGGGAGAAACAGAGATGAAAGTTAATTTGGAAATGGATTGTACACCTTGGTTGAACGAGGATGGGACCATTGAAGTTGGAATCTGGTTTGGTAGAGATTGTGAACCATCTTTGGAAGAGAGTTTCTTGTTAAAAGAGATGGTAGACAATACTCTAGATTCCATGAAAGTAGGCAATAAGATTCATGATAAACACTTCGATGATGTTGAGAAACTGCTGATATCACTCAATGATTTGTATGAATATACCAAGACTAGAGCTGATGGCTTAGGTTATGTCTGATCGAGAGAAAACCTATAGGTTTACTAATGCAAATTCATGGTATACCTTTAGGTTTACTAAGAGGTATTAAACAAAGAAACTTTAGAAAGGTGGAAAAAACAAAATGAAGTTTAGAATTAAATACAGAGATCCAATTTTCCCTTGGAATCGAACACTTCGTGGGATAGTTTTATGGCCTTTTGTTTTCATGCGGCCCTATAAGTATTCTACAGGTAATAAACTCAACGACGAAAAGTTCGAAAAGATAAGCAACGAAAGATTGTATCGACACGAGTTGGAACACTGCTATCAAATAAAGCGGCAGGGCATCTTTTCGTTCTACTTTAACTATGTTAGAGTTATTATGAAAACGGGGTACAAAAATCATCCGATCGAAATAGAAGCAAACGATCGAGAGAATGACCCCTTGACACCACTAGAGAGAAAGTGGTTCCACGAAGGGGTCATTGATTTGTCAGACTTGGATGATTGATTCTACTTCGCAGTAGTTCTTTTCCTTATCGACAATGATAGCGATCATAGATTCTTCAACGATTCGACGACCGTTATTCTTCACTACGACTTTTGAGTCTGGTGAAATATTTAGATCACAGTTGTGAGACATCTTGACAGTCTCGTGATCTTTTGATATAATATGCACACTGTTTGACGATATGAGTAGTTTATCGTCTTTACATACAGTGACTGAGTTTGCAAGTGCCGCTGGTGTTGCTACCAACAACATCAAAGTTAGTACTAGTTTCATTTGCTTTCTCCTGTCGTCATCACGACGACTTTTGTTGCCTCACGGCAGTGAATGTATATTACAGTTTTGTTACTGTAGTATTATATATACGTTAAAGTTTTTTTGGCACGTAGCTCAGTTGGTAGAGCCGATGACTGTTAATCATCTGGTCGCAGGTTCGAGCCCTGCCGTGCCAGCCACATGCGAGAGTGGTGGAATTGGTAGACACGCTGGTTTTAGGTACCAGTGCCGCAAGGCGTGAGAGTTCGAGTCTCTCCTTTCGCACCAACATTATGATCAAGTGAGAAGTACATGGCTCCTAAAGTAGGACGCGGCGACCCAATGGTGAGAGCAGACGGTCGCACTAAACCAGACCGTAACTGGTATCCCGAAGATTTCGATTGGTACCTCAAGTGGGTCGCATCCGTCTTTGTTCTAGCATCACTCGCAATGAGATCTGCGGGCATTGACTATCGTATGTACGACCTTATCCTTGGATTGGTCGGGATGGTGTTGTGGTTGTGGGTATCAATCATCTGGAAAGACCGTGCATTGATCATGTTGAATGCAGTTTCTGGATTTATGCTCTTGACAACCATACTACGAGAGTGGTAAAATGGATACTGAAAAACACATAGCAAATTGGGTGTATTGGACTTATCGTGATTTGAAGGACAAACCCCAATGGTTAGAACGAGACTTTGAAAAGGCAAAGATAATTTTAGGAATTAACGATGGCAAAGAAAGCACCGAAGATCGATTACAAGTTCAGCGAGGATAGACTCATCGCAGAGTTTGCTGAATACGTGGACGCAACCTACAACCAACACTACGCGAAGCAGAAGTTTCAAGCGACTGAGTTCATTGTAGACGGTGGACACGGTACAGGGTTTTGTATTGGAAACGTGTTGAAGTATGCACAACGATACGGTAAGAAAGGTACCGAAGCAGACGCACGTAAAGACCTAATGAAAGTTCTCCATTATGCATTGATACAGTTGCACGTACATGACCAATCTACTTCTAACTAATAAAATCTATTACGTCGGTCTGGGTGATCGACTTGATGCTCTAGGTGTCGCAAAACATCTCAGCGAACAGGGTCGTGTGAAGATACTACAACCGCGAGGGTGGTTTCGACAACTAGACGAACTTGTGGACCTGTTCGACTTGAACTGTTTCTACTATCATGGGAAACCAGTGGACCACGAAGAGTATCATCTTCATGATCCGGATGGTGACCATTCGTTTTACGATAACCGTGACTTTATTCGATTGAGCGTCGATCTCGATCTGGAGTTGCCGGAAAAATTCGTGACTGTCCAGTTTGATGGGACACACGGTCATAATAGAATCCGCAACCCGAAGAAAATCATATCGGAGTGGCGAGAAAGGGGGTATGATATTATCCAAGTTGGGGGACAAGCGACCGATGACAGGTTCGCACCCAAGGCGGGTAATCTCAAAAACATAGCTTACGCAATGTCCAAATCACAGGGACATGTCGGTGTCGATTCGGGAATGATGCACCTTGCAAAGTTCTCAATGGACGCAGATAAGATTTGTGTATATACAGTTATGGAACGAAAAACTAGTTTCGTGCATACCCTAGAACGAAAGGGAGCACTTGTCTTAACACACTAGGAGCGGTAGTTCAGTTGGTTAGAATACCGGCCTGTCACGCCGGGGGTCGCGGGTTCGAGTCCCGTCCGCTCCGCCAACTTCATGGAGGAAGTCATGAGATTTCTTTTAGTTGTAGTATTGACAGTGGTAACAAGTTGTGGTATTATTGTAGGTTGTGTTTCTCAAAAACAAGACAAACGTATCTGCATTGATTGGGATTCGCGGGTCGTTATACGAGAAAAATGTATTCCGATGTATGGCGCACTAATATGTGTCGATGAAGAGAAAACTGAAACTTGGTGTGTCCTCTATGAGGAACTAGAACCGATAAGGAACGATGATGCGTAAAAGCATAACTCCATACCTTCTGAAGTTGGACGACCGACTTTGGGATGAGATCGAAGATAACCGAATGGCACTGAAGGCGTTGTTTCCTTCAGGTGTATCAAAGAAAGAGTTTATTCAGAATGCGATCATCGCATACAACCAATCGTTTGTTGAATCTGGGGTTAAAGAGAAATTAAGACAAATCCGACCAGTGGAGATTGAAGATCCGCTGTCGCCATACTATGGGGAGTAAAAATGGCAAGAGGTAAGTTAGAAGTCAAGCGCCGTCGTGAGGGTGCTTTAGAACGACTTCAGTCGTCACGGTTCTTTGAAAAGAACGGCCGCACTGAACAACAGTGGCAGAAACGTAAGGACAAGGAGATCGAGATTCTCGAAACTCACCTTGGACTTCGTCAAGCAACTAAGGTAAAACGAGAGGAAATCGTTCTCGACTAATGAATAGTCCCGAGACGACTCTAAACTCGCTCTGGTCGTTACGTTACCCGTCACCTGAGTATGTGGAAAACTGCTCACTTACACACATAACACACACAAGGAGACAATTATGTCTAATACAAATCCATACGAACTTCGGTTCCAAATCTTTGAGACAGCAAGGAACGTTCTAGTAGATCAATACTGGGCTGAGAAAGAACGTCGTCAATGCTTGATAGAGACCGGAGGGGTGGATATGGATACCATTCCAAAGTATCCAGAATACCCTGAGTTGGAAGAGGTCATGGCAATGGCATCAAAGATCAATAGTTTCGTTTCTAACAGTTAACGACGTTGAGGAAATGTTATGATACATGAGTGGAAAATCTACTATAAAGGTCGACAGGTTGGTCTCACATATTCATTAACAGAGTACGGTGCGAGAGAACGGTGGTATAATTGTCACTGCATGAATGCAAGCAAATACTCCGGTCTTTCGTTTGATGATATCTTCGCAAAGAAGGCATGATTGGTCTTTGGAAGATTTACATAAACGGGAATTTTATGGGGATCGTTTCGGCGGTCACCAAACACGGAGCCTGCGAGAAGTATTGTGCAGTCTTCGGGATTCCTACGGACATGACCCACACGGGTCACGTCCACATCGTAGCAGAGAGGTTCAAATATGAGCTTTAAATTACCAAGTCCCAACGATATGGGCAACGTGGTTCGTGACTCTCTCCATCATTATTTGGAGTGGTACATATGTGAGCACTATGGTGTTCATCGTGTAGATGATCTCACAGTAACTGAGATTCAAGAAGTCATGGCCGAATACTTTAATCAAAAATCCGCACGTCTTGATTCGATGATTGCGGAGGCACTCAGGATAGCGATCGGAAACTGGGAGGCCAGTAACGGAAAGGGAATCCTATGAAAATTTTAACCATACTAGTATTGATGCTTTTGCCATTGGGGGCTAACGCGCAGAAGTATGGTAAAGACGATTTTAGATTTCTGGTAAAGGAATACGAAAACCTTACACCAGGCGTAGAGTTCGTTTTAATGAAAGACGAACAAGAATATGATAGAGTTAGGCGAGAACATCTTGGAGTTGCTTGGGACACGATTAGTGCGTTCACCTACTGGAACCAAGAGAAAGGGACTTGCAAAATCTATATTAAAGATCCTACATGGAAGTACGAACCAGAGTTGATCGGACACGAAGTCGCTCACTGTATCTGGGGTCGATTTCATAAGGGACGAAAGGGGATGAAGAAATGATGTCGAAGTTGTTTGATTTGTTGGAGGAACTGATTCTAGGTTCCATCGTGATCGCAACGATGTTTGCGGTTGGTGAAGAGATCTACCGTTTGATCGACGCAGGGACTGTCGCATTGACTGACCTTCTACTGCTCTTCATCTATGCGGAGGTTGTGGGTATGGTTGCGATCTTCTATCGAAGTCACCGCATCCCCGCAGTCCTACCGATCATCATTGCGACTACTGCATTGAGTAGAATGATCATCCTACAGAGCAAGGACTTGGATCCCACTATCATCCTGTTCGAGGCGGGTGGTATTGTTCTACTAAGTATAGGTGCATTCATCATGACATACCGCGATCGGTTTGTCAGTGAGGATGAACTCCAATAGGGTCTGATTCCCCTATCCAAATAACTGAATCAGTGGTGCCCAGAAGAGCAGAGAGTCTCGTTCCTCTCTCAAATCAACGAACGAGTGGTACCGGAGGCTGGAAAGAATTGGCGGGTGTAGCTCAGCTGGATAGAGCGTCGGTCTACGAAACCGAAGGTCATAGGTTCGACTCCTATCACCCGCGCCAGAATTGGGGTGTCGCCAAGTGGCAAGGCAGCGGGTTTTGATCCCGCCATTCGGTGGTTCGAATCCATCCACCCCAGCCATATAGTGAGAAAGATTATGAGTTTTATTAGTGAAATGCAAAGACTGCAACAGAACATCAAGGAACTGGCGCAGACATTCGAAGCACTCAAGGACGCGGTCGATCAACTGAATCCACCGGAATATCCTAACCAGTTGCGCGAAACAGACACGACAGACCTCGTAGATCCGCCACCAAGGCGATCTATTGATGAGGCGACACCCCGTGGGTGGGACAGTGCGACGAAGAGGTTCTACAGAGAGAACCTGTCTCTCGAACCGATTTTAAAAGACGAATAGTTACAACATTAGGTGGGCTGGCTGAGTGGTCGAAAGCGGCGGTCTTGAAAACCGTTGAACCGAGAGGTTCCGTAGGTTCGAATCCTACGCCCACCGCCACTTTTTGTATAAATAAATACATCTATCATCAACAGACTGTATTACAATGAAATCTTTTAAAACATTCCTAGACGAAGGTGTCAACGATCCAGCAATCTTCAAGGCGATTTTCCTTGCAGGTGGACCAGGCTCTGGTAAGTCATTTATCGTTGGTAAAACTGGTTTGACCTCTATGGGTTACAAGGTTGTCAACTCTGACGACGCATTCGAAGCTGCTATGGCTAAGGCAGGTATGGAGATGAGTTCCGACAACATCTTCTCACCGAAGGGTCAGGAGATTCGTGGTAGGGCGAAGAAACTGACTGGTAAAAAAGAGGAACGATACATCAAGGGTCGTCTAGGTCTAGTCATTGACGGTACAGGTAAAGATCCAGAGAAGGTCAAGGCGCAAGCGGAGAAACTCAAAGATATTGGTTACGACGTTGCGATGATCTTCGTCAACACTGACCTTGATACTGCGATCAAACGTGATGCGCAACGTAAAAGAACGATCGGTAAAGTTGAAGCGACCAAGTACTGGAAACTCGTTCAGGCAAACGTTGGTGCTTTCCAGCAAATGTTTGGTAAGAGCAAATTCCTTGTCGTTGATAACTCTGAAGGTAAGGATTACAAAGCGGAGACTCTACGAGCATATCGTGACGCAAAGAAATTCACCGATGGTGATCATGGTCCTAAAGCAAAACGTTGGATCGAAGTAGAGAAACAGGCAATACGTCACGCCGGTCGTTCAAAGGGCCCCAGCGGCGGCAGATAAATTAAATAAAACCCTTGACACCCTCCTTCACACTATAGTATACTTCCTCTCAACTAAATCGAAATAGAGTATTGAGAGGCTCTTATATTATGCAACGCTTACTTACTGTAGCGGTAACAAGCGCACTTATCAGTGCGTGTTCCGGTGGAGGTTCTGACGCCCCACCACCCGTCGTGGCAGATCCTGTCACATCCACACCCGTAACGACACCCGTCGACCCCGCAGTCGAAGCACGTGACAATCTACTCACGTTACTTGACTCTACGTCGCCCACGGGTTCATACGAGGCATATATCCTACCCGACAGTGATGACTTCGACAACATTCCGCAAGATCCCAGCAATGAGATCACCGCAGAGAAGGTCGCACTAGGTAAGTTGATCTATCACGAGACAGGTATCACCGAAGGTGAACTCGCGTCCAGTGAAGGAACTTTCTCGTGTGCGTCATGTCACAATGCACAGAACGGATTCAAGTCTGGTATCCGTCAGGGTATCGGTGAAGGCGGTATCGGTTTCGATCACCGCATGGTCATGGAGGGTATCAATCTCGAAGACGTTGATGTCCAGCCCGTAACATCTCCTACAGTTCTAAACACTGCATTCCAAGAGGTGATGCTTTGGAATGGTCAGTTCGGTAACGAGATCGGTGGTGTGGTCAACGTGGGTATTGATCCCGACCGTCACTTCACAGAAGGTACACCGAAGGAAGCAAACCTACGTAACCTGTCCGGACTAGAGACGCAGGCAGTCGCAGGTCTTGGTGTTCATCGTATGGGAACGAACAACCCAGACTCACTACTACGCACCAACGAAACGTATCGTCAGATGTTCGAAGATGCATATGGTGTCGCAGAACCCGATGACATGTTGGAAGCAGCGGCACTTGCGATTGCCGCATTCGAACGAACCGTCCTTGCAAACGAGGCACCATTTCAAGACTATCTTCGTGGGGATGAGACTGCGATGACTGAGACTCAGGTCGCAGGTGCAGAGGTGTTCTTCGGTAAGGGTAACTGTTACGCATGTCACAACGGTGCCGCACTATCGTCACCCAAAGGTGCGATGGCAGACGATATCTTTATGACTGTCGGTTTTCACGATCTCGATATGTGGGAAGATACAATTGGTGAAGTGAATGAAGCAACACGTGCAGGTCGCGGTGGATTTACCGGAGACGATTTGGATCAGTTCAAGTTCAAGGTACCACCACTTTACAACCTTATAGATACAGAAGTGTTTGGTCATGGTGCGTCATTTACTTCACTTGAAGATGTGATTCGTTACAAGATTGAAGCGATTCCACAACACCCACAAGTGGACATTGGCGACCTTGACTACAGGTTCACGCCTCTGGATCTAACAGAAGAAGAGATTGCGAATCTCGTTGAGTTCCTAGAGGTCGGTTTGAGAGACGACAACTTGATGCGGTATGTCCCTGAGTCTTTACCCAGTGGCAACTGCCCTGTCAACAACGACGAAGTGTCGCGCCAAGAGTTGGGTTGCGACTAAGAAGGAAAACTATGTCTTACAAAGAATATCACGGTGACATCGCTAGGGTCTGCGACCAGTGCGGTTATATAATTGAACACATCGAAGACGCGGTTACTCAACGTGATATTCTTACGAGTCAGATCGAGTTTTATGTGAATGAACTAAAGGTAGGGTCAGAAATGTCAAAAACCTCGGTCCAATCATACGACAAGTGCGACGATTGTAGGACATATAAATAGAAACATGGGGCTATAGCTCAGTTGGGAGAGCGCTTGATTTGCATTCAAGAGGTCGTGGGTTCGACCCCCTCTAGCTCCACCAGATTCCCCGCTTGCGCGGGACTCGACATAAGATTGGATGAGCGCAATATGCCGTGCGCCCACGAACGTGATCTCTCAAACGTGCATGTTGAAAATGCCTTGACGTTCGTCGGATCCAACTTGCCATCACATGTCCTATGAGTCCGCGTAAGCGGGGATCTTTTTATTGACACGCAACGAAAGTTGTGTTACTATTATATTATGTTTGAACACGTATTTACAGAATTAACCGAAATGAACGCTGTCACCACTGAGAAGGGGCGACAGTACCGCACACCTGAAGGCATCGACCTTCCATCCATCACAACAGTTCTATCGATACTGTCTCGTGAATCTATTGCAAAGTGGCGAGCTAGAGTAGGTCATGAAGAAGCGAATCGTATTTCGCATCGCGCATCATCTCGCGGGACAAGAGTCCACGAGATCGTAGAGAAGTATATCAACAATGAGGAGAACTTTAAAGATGGATATACTCCAGACATTATTAGTAGCTTTAGTGATCTTAAGCCCATTTTGGATAATCGTATCGGTAGAGTATATGCACAGGAAGCCCCTCTCTACTCAAACCACTTGGGAGTGGCTGGTCGCGTCGATTGCATTGCTGAGTTCGACGGTCGTCTTTCTGTCATTGATTTCAAAACATCTATGAAACCCAAGCGGAAGGATTGGATCACCAATTACTTCATGCAAGAGTCCGCTTACGCAATCATGTGGGAAGAACGTACAGGTCGTCCCATCACTCAACTTGTCACCATCATATCCGTAGACAATCACGAACCGCAGATCTTTGTCGAACACAGAGATACGTGGGTCCGTCCCCTACGCGAAACAATCGCCAAATACAACGAAGAAAATTCTCACAGTTCCCTTGACATATAAATAGAACCATGTATACTCACCATATCAAATTATTAGGGAATTGATATGAAAACTTTTAAGACCTTCACAGAAGCGTTTAACGTCGGTATTGCCTCTTCAGATGATCCAGACATCCAAAAATTGGTTACTTACCTTCAGGGGTTAAGTAGTGGAAAGGATACCGAAATTGTCATGGTCTCTCAGTCAGGAGATAACCCTCAACATAAGATTAAAAGAGTCTTCATGCAAGACTTAGATAAGACGGATGATATTGCGGATTTCATAAAAGACAATGGTTTAAAAATTAAGTTTGCTTCTGACCGATACGGCGATGGTTCTGTTGGTGTGGGTGGTAAGAAAGTTCCTGTAGAAGTCCAAGAGATGATGACCGCGTGTCTAGTCTTGTTGAAAGAAAAGCAATCTACCACTCTGGAAGAGGATGAGGCAGTTGAATTGATCGACAAGTGTAAAGAAATCTACACGAATGTTGACGGTTCTGACAGAAGACCAGACTTCCTAGATTTCTTCCAAGGCAATTTCAACGACTTGGCCACTGCTATCTCTGCGGCAAACTATATTCTTGATGAGGTGCCGAACCCATCAAAGATTTACTGGACGGGTAAAGGATGGCACGCTGACATCGAAAAGTTCAACCCTAAACTGGGTCGCATCAAGGACTACAATTCTTCTGACATCGTAGTGAAAGACGAGTCCGGAAAATACTATGGATACTCCCTAAAGAAAAAGTCATCGTCAAAGTCTCCGGACCCAACTTTGATCAACAAACCTATTACTGGTAAGTCTTCAATTCTACAGGACATCGTAGGTGCAGACATCGCACTGATTGAGAGTGCGAAAAAAGCATTCTTCCATTTTGTTCTTATGAGAAGGTTGGGGTTGACCCGACCAGAAATCAGGAAGATGACTGCTAAAGAGTATACTAAAGCAATCAATAAAATTTCTACGAAGCAATGGGGTATAGAACTCAAAAGTCGCAGAAACATATTCTTCAAGAAGGTTGAGGCGATCATCAAGCTGCATGACAAAAACTTTATAGAGAAGTTCCTTAACCTAGTATTCCGTACAGAGTTGGGAGAAACTCTTAATGCTAACGAATTTCAGTTCACTCTACTGACGGGTATCGGATCTTTCAGACGCGGAAAGGTAGAAGTGGAGGATGCGGATGGTCAGGAATTATCAACTATAATTACCGCTCTTCAAGAGTTATACAAAAGCGATCTTACAGTTGAGAGAACTTCCGGTAAGAAACCCGCTTGGGAAGAGGGTGCGAAAGCTGCAAAAGTATTCCTCACAATCTCATCGAACGGAAACTCTATCTTGGATATTGAGGTCAGGTACAAGGGCAGTTATTCTGCCGAACCTCAGTTTCAGGCTACCGCAACTGCGCACTTTAAGAATATATTCAAGAAGAAATAGGTCGTCATGGAAAACTTCTCTTCCTACATCACCGAACAGAAAAACACCCACATGACCCACATTGAGGACAAGGTTCTTTATGGTGGTGTCGACGGGACACGTGAAGCGATCAATGCACTGCGTGGACTACGTGATATGTTAGCGGGAAAGAAGGCGGGTAATGTGTCGGTTAAGTGGGACGGCGCACCCGCCATCTTTTGTGGCACCGACCCGTCAGACGGTCAGTTCTTTGTCGCGAAGAAAGGCATCTTCAACAAGAACCCGAAGGTCTACAAGACCGACGCAGACATCGATGCGGACACCAAGGGTGACCTTAACACGAAACTAAAACTCGCACTTCAGTATCTCCCAGAACTAAACATCAAGGGTGTCATTCAGGGAGACTTCCTGTTCAGTCGCGCAGACTTACAGGGTAAGAAGATCGGTGGTCAGAAGTACGTGGTGTTTCATCCGAATACAATCGCATACGCAGTACCTTGGGATCAAGCCGCAGACCTACGCGCCGCGAAGATCGGTATCGTATGGCACACGACCTACACCGGAGATTCTTTTGAAAATATGACCGCATCCTACGGCGTGGATGTGTCTCAGTTCCGCACGTCGCGCAACGTATGGTCGCAGGACGCAATGCTCCGCGACGTGACCAATGCAACCATGAGTGATAGCGACACCAAAGAGGTCAACTCTCTGCTGACCCAGATCGGTCGTCTATTTAAGCAGACATCGTCCACCACACTCAAGGCACTCGAATCAAATCAGAAACTCGCACAGGCGATCGAGACGTACAACAACTCGTTCGTTCGTGCAGGCGCACTCATCCCAGACTCTACAAAACACGTCACGGGGTTGGTTGCAAATCGCCAGGCATACTATCAAAAAGAGATCGCCAGTAAGAAGTCTCAACGCGGAAAAGATGCGTGGATTCAGAAATATGCGGACGAAATGAAGTTTTTCTCCCCCGACAACAAGGCCAATCTCGTAAAAATGTTTGAAATGCAACGTTTGATGGTACTGGTGAAATTAAAACTTATAAATAGTTTGGACAAACTAAAGACGATCGACACCTTCGTTCAGACAGTTGACGGATACCAAGTCACTGGTGAAGAAGGATATGTGGCGATCGATACACTTGGTGGTGATGCGGTGAAACTGGTTGATCGTATGGAGTTCTCATACAACAACTTTTCATCTGATATATTGAAAGGGTGGGATTCTGCCCGTAGATAATGGGATAAACCAAAGAGGATAATGACTGTGGAGTCGTTTAAACAATTTGTGGACGAAGTCCTAAATAATGCCCAACGTCGCAAACTTGCAATGCGAATGAAAAAGAACAAGGCGAAGATCGCTATTGCTCGAAAGAAAGCAGAACGCAGGATGGCGGACATGGACACCCTAAAAAAACGTGCACGTAAATCCGCACGTAAACAGATGGCAGATAAACTCGCAAAGGGTAAGTCGAAAGACGAACTATCAATCGCGCAGAAAAAGAATATTGAGAAACGTCTCGATAGCCCTGTCATGCAAAAGAAGATTGACCGTGGTGCCAAGAAACAACTGAAGGTTGTTCGTAAGGCAGAAATAGAACGTAAACGTAATCGCGGTCAAAAGTAATGATAAAGAATTTTTCACAATACCTTGTAGAAGAGGAACGTGAAGTATTTTTCACGTTTGGTCGAATGAACCCGCCTACCATTGGTCACGGCAAGGTCATGGACACACTATCAACCAAGTCGGGTAAGTCTGACTACAAAGTCTTCGTGTCGCAATCTCAAGACCCGAAAAAGAACCCGTTGTCGTATAGTGATAAGATCAAACACACACGTAAGATGTTTCCAAAACATGCACGAAACATCATCGCAGACAAGTCGGTGAAAACCGCAATCAATGCGATGGTCGCTTTGTATGACCAAGGTTACAAGACAGTAACTATGGTTGTTGGAGAAGACCGTATTACAGAATTCGATGTCCTGTTGAAAAAATACAATGGGACGAAGGGCCGTCATGGCTTCTACAATTTTAAGAATATTAACATAGTATCTGCCGGTAAGAGAGATCCAGACGCTAGTGGTGTGGAAGGAATGTCCGCGTCTAAACAGCGAGAGAATGCAGCGAAAAATGATTTCGTAACGTTCGCGCAAGGCGTTCCAAAGTCTATGTCCGATAAAGACACACGTCGTTTATTCAACGATGTGCGTAAGGGCATGGGACTAAGTGAAGCCCTAGAATTCCGTAATCACCTAGAACTGAAACCAGTATCCGAAACCCGAGAACAATATGTTGCGGGTTCTCTGTTTGAGGTTGGTGATACAGTAGTCATCAAAGAAAGTGATGAGGTGGCTACTGTATCCGTTTTAGGAGCAAATTACGTCATCGTAGAACACGATGGCAAGAAGTCCCGCAAGTGGTTAGACGCAGTCGAGAAACTTGAAGAGGACGTGTCGCAAAGACAGATAGACGACCTAGAGAAGTTCGGTGATCGTTTGTTGAAGAAGTTCAATATCGACATCGAGTTCACCCGTCATTTCGCAGATCGCATGAACGACAAGCGCAATGACCCAGAGATCAAGGTCGCAGAGATTCAGCGCTTGTTTAAGAAGATCGCAAAGAACAAGGGCAAAGACATTAAGAAACACGGAGATGCAGAGGCGGTTCTCAAGGATATGCAGTCAGATCTGAATCTTCCGGTTGTTGTAAACTACAAAGACGGTGAGTTCGAGGTGGTCAACAAGACCATCATGCGCAAGAAAGGATTCAAGACAACGAGTCCAGAGATTAAGTACGAAGCAAAGGCGCAAGATCCAGACATCAAGGATCGTGAAGGAACTCAACCAGCGCGATACCATGCAGGACTGAAGAAGTCCACCAAGGCGAAGAGAGACGCGCACTTCAAGAAACATGGTAAGAAGGCAGACGACGATAACTCTGCATACAAACCAGCGCCAGGCGATGCAACCGCAAAGACCAAGCCATCGAAGTATACCAAGGCGTTCAAGGACATGTATGAAGAGCAGGATCATATCCTAGAGAACTGGGCGAAAGAACTTATACACCGACTAGGTTCGAAAACTATAAATAAGGAAAAGTATAAAAAGGTTGCTCAACACATTAAGCGTGAAATGGATAAAGGAAAATACCATAACGCAGAATTTGCGGCCGCAGATACGATTCGCAAGTTTAACCTTAACATTGATTCTACGGTGCTTGCGGGAATGATAAGGAAATTGGCATGATCAATTTTAAGAAGTATCTTGAAGAGAAACAATATGGTCTCTACTCCGAAATTGATTTAGGAGAAGGTCCAGATGGTATCGCAGCGAAGGCGAAAAAGTCAGGTATCTCACCGGACACACTTCGCAAGGTTTATAATAGAGGTGTTGCGGCATGGAAGACGGGTCACCGTCCAGGCACCACACCACAACAATGGGGAATGGCAAGGGTTAACGCTTTCATCGTTAAGAAGAAGAAAGGTAACCTGAACCATGACAAAGACTTAGCATAAAACTTAAATAGAGGTTTTAAACAAAAAATGGCAAATAAAATTTCATCGGGTACTATTATCAATGTTGGTACGATCATTGCCGGTGTTGACGCAGACAACCCACCATTTGCAACAACATATACTTCTTCTTCTGACGCAGTAGCAGCAGGAAAAGGTAATGAGATCGTATCTTTCTCTGAAGGCGGTACTGTAACTCAGGCGTATATGGATAACGAAGGGTGGATTCTTTATACTTCATTCTCTAGCGATAACACGTTGGATTCGACGACAGGTACTGCTTGGAACGGTAACAATGTATTAATGTCTGATCTGGCAACTTATGGTTATGCCACATCTGGTAATGAGTATTATGACGGTGTGAATATCGAAGGTTCTGGGAATGCATATGGTAGACCATCTGATTCTATCGTTTTCTGGAAAACCGGCGGCGAACACGGTAGTTTGTACATCGTTCCTGGAAGTTGGAATGGACCATCTAATGTTTCTGAAGTCAAAGTTGAGTGGTCAGGTGTTGCGCCATACGATACCGTTGTTAAAGCAACGATTAACGGAACACAATTTACTGATCAACCTGCGATAAGTACGTTTGATCCTAATGGTGCAACTCCGATACTAAATGTAACTGAAGAAGGAATAGGTGTTGCTTCGATCAAAAACATCTGGTTTAGATTAGGAAATTACACTGATTCGAACTCAAACACCGTCGAGTTCTCACAAGATGACAACGATCAGCAATATGACGTAATCAACGAGTTTGTAACATTAACTCGAGGTGCAGAAGCAGGATTATATAATTCAGTTCACGAGTTTGAATCTGATACAGATGACGGTAGTCCAATCGGAACTGTATGGTCACTTCTTAAATCTGATGCACCTTCAGATTACGATAGAGACTTAGACACCATACACAGTAGTGTAGTGGGATGGAACAGCTGGTATGGTGTATATGACGAAGAATATATTGGAAACAAAATACTAACTCCGGAATATAACCCTGTTATAATGCACTGCCTCCAATCCGGAGAATTTTATGAGTTTACTTTCACCCAATGGACAAAAGGTGGTGGTGGTGGAATGGCATATACTCGCAGAAAACTAGATTTAGTAGCACCTGAAGAAGAAAGAATGCCTTTCTACTTATACAAAATTGACAAAATAGCGGACCCAACTTCTGCAACTTGGAGAGCGAACTATGCTCCTGCCGGATACAAATGGCTTTCGAGAGTTGGTTTCACATCGATAGAACCACTAAGACATACAGACCATATGTTCTTCGATTATGACACTGGTACTGGAACACTAGACTACGCAGATGTCACTAACCTTGACATGAGTGAAGTGGTCACAGCGGTAGAAATGTTTAGAGGTTGTACCTTCAGTGGAAACAGTAGTGACCTTACAAACTGGAATGTTTCTAAGATCAGAGATTTCCACGAGATGTTCCGTTCGACAGATTTCAACCAAGACATCGGTGGTTGGACTATTATAGCAGACGCTTCAACACCAATTGATCAAGTAGTTAATAGTAACTATGTCAACCCATTGGTTCTTCTAGAAGGTGACACCACCAACTTTGAAAGCTATAGTAACACCATTGCTGATATCGACGCCGACCTCGCAAACGTGAACGGTGTTGGTGTGAGTATGCAGGGAATGTTTGAAGATAACGAAGACTTTGACCAAGATATTGGATCTTGGGACGTGTCTCAGGTATTCTGTTTTGATCAGATGTTTGATGATGCCAAAGGGTTTAACAATGGCGGTTCTGCGTCAATCAATAATTGGAACACTTCAAACGGAAGAGATTTCTATAATATGTTCAAAGACGCCGAAAGTTTCAACCAACCTATCGATAATTGGAATATGAGCAATGCGACTCAATTACAACAAATGTTTAGAGAAGCAATCTCGTTCAACCAAGATCTCAATTCTTGGAATACTTCTCAGGCGCTTGACATGAGAAGTATGTTCTCTTATGCCAACTTCAATGGGCAAATTGGTAATTGGAATGTTTCCAACGTTAAGTATTTCGACGAGATGTTTGAGGAGAACTCAAGTTTCAACCAATATATCGGTGACTGGAATACTTCGGGTGCTACTAGTATGGATGAAATGTTCCAAGATGCGACTGCGTTCAACCAAGACATTAGCGGTTGGAATGTTTCAAACGTGACTGACTTTGGAGAAATGTTTGAAAACGCAGAGTCGTTCAACCAAGACCTATCTTCGTGGGTTGTTGCGCAGTCTGAAGAGCACGGTCAGTTTGATAAGGGATGTGATTCTTGGACATTGCCTAGACCAAACTTCCCAGGCGGTATTAGTAGTTCGGACGACTAATGATGAAAAAGTTTACTGAAATAAGAGAAGCAAGGCGGTCTGCACAAGACCGTCTTTCCGCACGTGCGTCGAAACATGGTCTTGGTTCGCAGAAGAGACTGGACAAGATTAAGAAGGCGTCTGACTTTTTCAGTAAACCGCCACCATCTTTTTCTAAGGACGAACTGAAGAAGATGGGGTATGCGGTTGAAACATCGTCGCCTGAACAACAGGCGGCGATCGCTATTGCCAAGAAGGCGAACAAGGTAGTCAACGAAGACATCAACGTCAAGAGTATTGACATATTTAAATCTGCCGCAAAGGATTTTGCTAAGAACAAGGACATCAACTTTCAGTCAATCTCAGATGCACTATCTACGATCGCGACGATGGTGAGATCGTTGAGTATGAGTAAGACCGGACAAGGTGCTGCCAAGTTTGAGAAGATCATTTCTCAACAGGAAGTCCGAATCAACAACATCATCAACAAGACGATGTATGGTAAAGGTGGCGCTACTCCAGAAGGAAGAGAGATCAAAAAGATTCTCTCTAAACACGGACTTGACCGTACATTCAACGGATTGATTTTCAACTCCGTAGATGAAGCATACTACCGTGGTCAACGCAAGGCAACACCAAAGAAACAGGAACCACCAAAGATGGGTTCCAAATCAGGTTCCGGTTATGACCTTTACCACAAGTCCTACTCAGGTGCGTTACAACACGCATACGCATGGGCAAAGAAACAAGGTTACACAGTAGACCCAGACGACATCGACGATAAGGTGGCGACTGGGCCAAAGAAACCAAGTGAGGGTCGTACTAACAGTTTCACATTGAAACTCAAGGACAACCCTAAGAAGATGCTTGCTGTCCAAGTGTATGGTATGGGTGGAGGCAAGTACGAACTCAACACCTACATTACATAGGACAACATATGAGCAAATCGAAGAAACCACGTAACAAGAAAATGTCTGCCGCAAAGAAACAAAGACTACAGCAGGCAACCGATAACAACTACGGGGGACTGAATTTTAACCCTATAAATAATAAAGTTAAATCAGTCAATCCAGTTTCCGGAACGAAGGTATTTCGAGGAGCATCAAGGGGAAGTTAAAGTGAAAGATTTTTTTGAATTAAGAGAGGCTAAGGTCAGTGCGCAGTTTGCTGACCACACCCCAGATAAAGATTTTAATGATCTTGCAAAGAAACACAAGGTCAAAGTTACTCATGACAAGAGCGATGAGAAAACCACTATTCATGGCGACGAGAATGCGGTACTATCCGTATTGAAGACTATGTACGGTAACGACTGGAAAGATATGTACACCAAGAAGGGTAGTACATATGTCGATGAGTCAGTGAAGACCGAAGACAAGGGACAGTTCATCTACGCTGCGAAACAGGCGAAGGCAAAAGGTGACTCTACTTTCGTATTCGCGGGTAAGACTTACAACTGCGAAGAGGTTTTGGAAAACGAAGACTTAGACGAAGCAGTCAATATGGGTCCGTGGAATCGTGGTGCGATCAACAAGGCGATGGCTGAAGCGGGAATCAAAGGTCCGATGGCCAAAGCATTCATCGCAGCACTCCGAGGAATGAAGAAAGAGTCAGTCGACCTTGAAGAGAGAAAACTCGATGTAAGGAATGTCGACGATCAGGAATTATTTAAGAAAGCAGTTGCAATTGCTATGGACAAATTTCCCAAAGATAGGAATCGTGCAGAACGAGAGATTGCAAAACTCGATCGTGGGCAAGAGTTGTTAAGACATCAAGTAGTGCAAACTGCTCTTAAAAGAGCACCTTATCAGTAATGAAATCCTTAATGAAACCATTTAACACATTCCTTGAAGATACTATTGACACCTGCTGCGAGTCATGCGCGGGTGAGACTCTTGTCGTCGAGGAATCGGAGTATCAGGGTAAGAAGGTGAAACTGAACAATCCGTTCCGTACACCCGACGGCCCAAAGAAGTTTTCTGTGTATGTCAAGAATGACAAAGGTAATGTAGTCAAGGTGAACTTTGGTGACCCTAACATGGAAATCAAGAGAGACGATCCAAATCGTCGCAAAAGTTTCAGGGCAAGACACAACTGTGACAACCCTGGCCCGAAGTGGAAGGCGCGTTACTGGTCTTGTTACCAGTGGCGATCAGGTGCCAAAGTAGATAATTGATTTCGTATAAATACAAACATTAACCCGTAAGTCAGAACAAGGATCCACTAGATCATATAAATGACTTATATCATTCAACACATACTAATGGAACAATCGAAATGAGCGATAACTCCAAAGAACTGTATGAGCATGTGCAACGTGAAGAACAGCGACTCGCAAGAATCGAGGACAAGATCGACAAACTTTCCGATGCAATGATTAACTTAGCTCGTGCAGAGGAGAAGTTGATCAATATCGAGAAAGCCAACGCACAAAACTTCGAACGTATGAACCGTTTCTCTCAGAGAATGGATGACATCGAAGACAGTGTAAACGAACAAGGTAAGACTGTGAAAGTGATGCAATACGTGCTCACATTGACTGCAACAGTCTTTGCCGGTGTGATCGTCAAAATGTTTTTTGACGCTTAATTGACGGAGACTATGATGTCAGATATTACTAAAATTATGGAGGCGTATTTGGAAATGGTCTCCGACCGTGCAATAGAAGAAGGTGTTGGAGATACTGCGATCGCGCACCAAACACCTTACGGTACTGTCACGGCTACTAAGAGAGACACCAAGGGAATGAGGGGTAATCAAGACGGTTACTCTCTAACCCTAAAGACCAAATCTGGTAAGACTGTTGACCTAGGCAGTCATCCAAAACCAAACAAAGCAAACGTCCTATCAATCGTAAAGAACATGATGGAAGAAACATGTCCTAAGTGTGAAGGCGAAGGTTGTGATCACTGCGACGGTAAGGGTATCCACGAGAAGAAACTTGATCCAGTAAACGACAAAGAGAACGATAAGAAGTTCGCTGATCGTAAGGACAAGGACATCGACAACGATGGCGATGTAGATTCTTCTGACGAATACCTACACAAACGTCGCGCTGCAACGGACGATGCTATCGATGGTGGTAAGAAACCAGCGAAGGAAGAGGTTGAGAAGGACGAAGAAGAGTCCGAAGAAGAACCAAAGAAGAAGAAGTCTCCAGTCCCACCTAAGAAGGACGATGGCGAAGAAGAGTCCGAAGAGCCAGCACCAGAGAGTGATGACGAAGAGGAAGAGAAACCAGCGTCAGACGACGGTGATACTAAAATGAAGAAGAACCCAAAGACCGCTGACAAGAAGGCAGAGATCTCTAAGATCGAAACCAAGGAAGCGTTCGAAGCGTTCTGGGCAGCACTAGTCGAGGCAACTCAAAAGTCTGCGAAGGGGGAGACCCCAGAAGATTCGACTACTCCAGACACCAAGCGCGCTCAAGAGATGCACAAAGGTAAGTCTGACAAGAAGATCGAAGACATGGAAGACGATAGTCATGACTCTGTGTCTAAAGCGGGTAAGTCTACCAAGAAGGCTTCAGAGCCTAAGTGATGTAAGATGAACTCGTTATGGGAGTTATTTTCTAAATCGGTGGGTCTTTTTCAGACCCACGAGACTCGCGAGGAGAAACTTCCCATACACAAAATGAAGAAAGAACGACTTATTGAGATAGCGATAAAGGAAGGCGTTGACAGGGAATGTCCCCTCAAACGCCTAACTAAAGACGAACTCGCAGAGAAGATTTACGAAAAACGAAACGTCTAATGCCCAGTTTGAGATTCTATGTGTTGACCAGCAGTGATATCGACACACTTATTCGTCAATTCGACACCCTACCTAAAGACCAAACCACAGTCGTCATCAACACCCAAGACTCCGAATACGAGTATGAGGTGATAGGATACTGCGAACGAAACGGGATCGAGTGGATGGCCACCGACTCTGACGGCACCCCCGCAACGGGTAAGAACGCAGTCCTCAAGATATTCCTAGAGAGCGAACACGATTACATGGTCCACGTGGACGGTGACGATATCATCACGCCCTACGGAAAGAACTTCTACCGTGCGGTCGTCGACACCGACGCACCGGACGTGATTTGTCTCTACAACCAGATATCCTTCTCTCGATGGGACGACGGTCTACTGAAGATCCTAAACGCGAGACCAGACTCTCGTTCCGAAGACTTCATCTACTTTCCCAAGAAATACGTCCCCAAGTGGAGATACGAGTCCGCGAAGAAACCGGGCAGTAACAAGGGAGTGGAGAGTAAGGTCAGATACTACGAGAGACACCACCCCCACATCGATGAAGACAAACGACTACACTGGGCGATCTGTGCGGAGAAACTCACAGACTGGTGTCACCGATACAACGATAGAGGAAACTCCCTGAACCGAATGGTCTTCTTTTCGCGCAAGGCGGCAGAGTTGATGGACTACGATCCCGCGATTGTCGTGGGCGAGGATCAGGTTCAATACTACAAACTGAAGAAACTGGCGTTCGACGGTGAGTTGGACATGCGAGTACATAACGAAAGACCTAGATACACATACCTCTATATGCAGGACATACAGAGTACAACACGAAACGATGAGGTCAACTACGATTGGAGAGAGTTGCTACTAGAACAACTAAATAAGATCGAACCGGACATGTACCCCGAACAATACCAACTACCAGAGTTGATACCGCCATATTATGAAGTTAACAAGTAAGAGTATCGTCGTCTACGCCGCAAAGAACTACTACAATCCCACGTGTATCGATGGAGAAGAGTTCTTTGATGATCTCAAACGTTTTAAATACGTCAAAAGACTAATCAATCGATACTATCAGAACAACGATCTTGCGGAACGTCTCATCCTCAATCACCTCATTGTGATCTTCAATGTGTTCGGTTACGAGGCGGGAGTGGAGATTCTCGTTGCAAAAATCCCACTCGAACAGTGGCCTGCCCTAAAACCTTTCCTTATTTTTCTCCGTGCAGTCCATAATACTGATCTTACCGGAATCAAAATGGATAAATACGTAGTAGAAAAGTTGAGAGGTCTCCGATGGGAATCCTAAAATCTGCAGCGGACTTAGTCTATACAATTCGTTTCTTGAAATTACTCGTTACTCCGTTCGAGGAAACCCCCGCGTTCAAAGCAGGGATCATCGATAAAGATGGTAAGAAGAGAAAGGATTTCACCACAGACACTATGGATGATCGTGAGGCATACCGCGAACACTATACCGCATTTCACCGTCTAGTCTATAACCTAAAGAAAATCATGGCGAAAGCGCCAGGCGGACAATCTATCGTTGCACGTTACGGTGCGGCACTCGCACTCATCAAAGAACACGGAGAACTATCTGACAAACAGGTCGAAAAGATCCACGCAGAGACGGGTATTGACGTTGTGGACTTCCTATTGGAGTCTCAGTCTACGTGGTATCTAACGAAAGATGGAAATCTAGGACCAGGCGTGTATCGTATGCAACATGAGACACTCACTGATCAGGCAGAAGACATAGTCCGTAAGGACGATCAGATCCGCGTCGTCGAAGACAACCACATTGACGATATCTTGGGTATCGCCATTTATGAAGGTGTTCACATTAGAACGGGACGCAGAGTTTTGTTCTCCGCAAACGAGGTTCGCAAGTGAGAACCCTAGAGGATATACAACTCGACTTTATGTTGGAGTCTTTCGATAAACCATATCCGGCGAAATTGAAGAAAGTCTACAACAACGAGTATCAATCTGACTTCACTACCGACGATGGCGACAATGTGTCTGTCCTGTTCGAAGGACACGAACATATCGATGATTACGACAACATGGATTGGCAGATCTCTTTTGAACGTAACGGAAGTCAAGAACTGACCGGAGAAGGTGACGCCATGCGTATCTTCGCGACCGTCATTAAGTTGATTCGAGAGTTCGTCAAGAAAGAGAAACCAGTCTATATGAACTTCTCTGCGGTGAAGGACAACCAGAACGCCAAGACCAACAAGTTGCAGAGTCGAGAACGACTATACAGTCGATTAATCAAACGATACATCACCGGATATAAAGTTGATTTTGAGACGGGGTCTAGAGGGTCGACTTGGAACTTCACTCGCGAGAACGTACAAGAAATGACCACAACATCTGGTGTCGCAGGCACCGGAGATGACACAGATACTGTGATTGTCCGTCGTCGTAAAAAGAAAACTCCTGTCCAGATTGCCCGTCGATTATTTCCCAAAAAATAGTCAAAATAATACTTGTCACCGAACCGATTTTGATATATAATTCTACCCGTTAAATTTAGGAATTGTATCAAATGAAGTGTGAAGATTATGGCGAGTACAAGGTCGTCATCCTTGAAACCCCCGACGACAACCCCGATGAAACACTTCGATCCCTAGATGTAGATACTCTAATCTTTGTATCCATGAAAGGATATACGGGCGATGACATCCCACCCAACAGATTCTTAGTCAAGAACTTCGAGAACTCATTTGAGAACCATCTCATGTGGGAGGGGCTTCTTGACGCCGAAGAACAGGAAGAATACATCGCTAAATGCTGTCGCAAGTTCTGGGAGACTGGAAAACAGATGGTGATTGAGAACTACTCGTTCAAACAGGACGAACCGTTCTACGACTACAGTAAGTAGTTGACTAACCCTCTCAGATTTGGTATAATGATCGATCTGGGTACAAATTATTAATACAGGATAACAATGACAGTAGATGTTAAATACGATCGTGACGATCTGTTGACAGATTATGCGGTGGGTATGCTGAAAGACTTCTATATGATGGAAGGGGAGACTTCTCCACAAGATGCCTACGCAAGAGCGTCAACCGCATGGGCCACCTTTCAAGGTGAGTTAGATGAAGACCTAGCAGAAAGACTATACGAGTATGTGAGTAAGAAGTGGTTCATGTTCGCATCTCCTGTATTGTCCAATGCACCGCGTAACGGTGAGACCAAAGGTAAGGGTCTCCCGATATCGTGTTTTCTGACTTACGTCCCAGACACCCTTGAAGGACTGATCGAACACTCCAGCGAGTTGCGATGGTTGTCCGTGATGGGCGGTGGTGTCGGTGGTCACTGGGGTAGTGTCCGAACGGTGTCAGACATAGCGCCTGGCCCGATTCCTTTTATGCACACGGTCGATGCGGATATGATCGCGTACCGACAGGGTCGAACTCGCAAAGGGTCATACGCCGCGTATCTGGACGTTTCACACCCAGACATCATTGAGTTCCTAAACATCCGTATCCCTACGGGTGACGTGCAACGCAAGGCATTGAACCTACACAACGCAGTCAATATCTCCGATGAGTTCATGGCGGCGGTTATAAACAACACCGACTTCGACCTACGTGATCCGAAGGACGGTGCGGTCAAGGACACAGTCAATGCCCGCAAACTATGGGAACGTATCCTTGAGATTCGTTTCCGTACAGGTGAACCCTACCTGAACTTTATCGACACTGCGAATCGCGGTCTACCGATGGCCCTCAAGGAAAAGGGTCTACGCATTCACGGGTCGAACCTATGTAATGAAATTCACTTACCGACAAGTGAAGACCGCACTGCCGTCTGTTGTTTGTCATCCCTTAACCTAGAGTATTATGATGAATGGAAAGACACTAATATCGTCCGTGATCTTGTTCGTATGTTGGATAACGTTCTCCAATACTTCATCGATCACGCGCCCGATAGTATTTCCCGCGCCCGTTATTCGGCAGAGAGAGAAAGAAGTATTGGTCTTGGAGCTATGGGTTTCCACTCACTCCTGCAAAAACACTCTGTCGCTTGGGAATCAGACAAAGCGCGAGAGATCAATCAAGTGGTATTCCAACACATCTCAGACGACGCTATCGCTGAAACCCAACTACTGGCAGAAGAACGCGGTGAGTATCTTGACGGAGAGAATACAGGACGCAGAAACTCACACCTATTAGCGATCGCACCTAACGCATCATCGGGTGTAATCCTATCGACATCTCCGTCGATTGAACCCCTCAAGGCATGTGCGTACACGCATCGCACACGTGCGGGATCCTTCCTTGTGAAGAACGCGCACCTAGAAAATCTCCTAGAGGAGAAGGGTCATAACAACGAATCTACGTGGTCTAGTATCATTACCAAAAAAGGGTCGGTGCAACACCTACCATTCCTCAACGAAGGAGAGAAGGCGGTATTCAAGACCGCTCAAGAACTAGACCAAAACTGGGTAGTAACACACGCTGCTGATCGACAACCGTACATCTGTCAAGGTCAGTCAGTCAATCTGTTCTTCCCATCCGGTGCACCGAAACGATACGTCAACAAGGTGCACTTTAAAGCGTGGCAGTCCGGACTCAAGGGTCTGTACTACCTACGCACCGAAGCCAAGTCAAGGGCAGAAACGGTTTCGGACAAAGTCGAACGAGTCGCACTCGAAGACGACAACCGCACCATCATCTACGGCAAGAGTAACTGTCCGTGGTGTAAGATGGCGACCGAAGAGTTGTCACTACGAGGTATGGCGTTCGACTATATCGATCTGGAAGAGATCGGTAAAAGCGCCGCAGAAGTAACTGGGCGAAAGGTCAAGACTGTCCCACAGATCTACATTGAAGGTCGATACGTGGGTGGTTACGAAGACCTAATGAGTCACTTCGAGAGTGATTATAACGCTACCGAATCAGGTGACGAATGTCGTGCCTGTGAAGGTTAATACGGTTTCACAATAACATTAATAGGACTTATATGTCGTCTTTACTAAAATTTTCAGAAACATATAAGCCGTTCCACTATCCGTGGGCGGTCGATTTAGCAAAGAAACATGAAGAGATCCACTGGATTGAGGACGAAGCAGAACTATCAGAAGACGTACAGGATTGGAAGACCAAACTGTCCATCGCAGAAAAAGAGTTCATCACACACGTCCTACGACTCTTCACGCAGTCAGATGTTCAGGTAGGAGAGAACTACCACGAACTACTGATTCCAAAATTTAAAAACAACGAAGTCCGCAACATGCTATCATCGTTTGCGGCAAGAGAGGCAGTACACCAACGTGCGTATGCCTTATTGAACGACACACTTGGTCTACCGGACGAAGACTTCCACAAGTTCCTTGACTACAAGGCGATGGCAGATAAGATCGATTTTATGAAAGAGGGTAATGTCACCTCTCATACAGGTCTTGCACTCGCACTCGCACAGTCGGTGTTCAACGAAGGTATGTCGGTATTCGCGTCGTTCGTCATGCTCCTGAACTTCCAGAGGTTTGGTAAGATGAAGGGTATGGCAACCATCGTCGAATGGTCCATCCGTGATGAGACTATCCACGTTCAGGGTAACGCAAAGTTGTTCCGCACGTTCTGCGAGGAACACCCTCGCGTGGTCAACGACGAACTTAAATCCAAGATATATAAGATGGCGCAAAACGCTGTCAAATTGGAAGACAAGTTTATCGACCTTGCGTTCGATGGAAACGAAGTACAGGGACTAACCAAACAGGAAGTCCGTGACTATATAAGACACATCGCAGATAGAAGATTGCTTCAGTTGGGACTGAAGCCAAAATTTAACCAAAAGGACAATCCTCTACCGTGGTTGGACTGGGTACTGAACGGAGCATCCCACGACAACTTCTTTGAGAAACGAGTGACTGAATACTCAGTCGCTGGTATGGAAGGTGAAGACTACGGATGGGAGGAATTAGAAACTGAGGTAGCGTAATGGACGCTGAATATATTATTGAATGTCCGGTATGTGATATGACCACGGTGCTTCGTGTGAAGTACGCAAGTCTATATGAAGACGAAGTACCGTGCCATTGTCCCATGTGCGGGTCAGATGTGGAAGCAGAAGAATCGGACGAATTTTGATAGATGAGATTCCAAGACATCGAAAAAATTTATTGTCTATCTTTGAAGAGGAGAAAAGATCGAAGGATACGAGTGTCTGAAAATTTGAAGAAACACAATATAGACTTCGAATTTTTTGATGCAGTGGATGGTAATTTTTTAGACATTGAGAGGAAGCCTGGATGGATGATGAGAGCTACCAATGGGAGTCTTGGAATCATCCAATCTTATATTGAGATCATCCAAGAAGCAAAGTCTCTGGGTCTGTCTAATTTTCTTATCTTTGAAGACGACGTTGAGTTAACAGATACGTTTAGAAAAGATGTCGAAGTATTTCTGACCAACGTCCCAGACGACTGGGATACGATATATTTTGGAGGTAACCATCTGGTTCACTTTCCAGAGCCTGTGAATGAACATGTTAGTAAATGTGTGCACACACGAACCACACATGCGGTAGTTTTTAGAGATTCTTGTTATGACAAGATTCTGAACAGACTCATGGATTTTGAGAGACCTGTGGATGAGACATTTGCCACCATGCAATTGATCGAAGAAATGGTTTCTTATGTTCCAGTACCACCTTTGGCATGGCAGTATGATAGTCATTCCGATATAGAAGAAATGATGGTTAGATATCGTTTTTTAGAAACATATACTGAAAAGGACTATGAGGATCAGAAATCCACATGAATCTAAAACAAGTAATACATTCCGTACCAGACTGGCCCGAAGAAGGGATCAACTTTGTAGACGTGACCAGTCTCCTACAGAACCCGCAGGCATTTAAACAGAGTGTTCGTACCCTTGTCGATCAAATCGAAGGCAAAGGGTATACGGACATCGTTGCTCCCGATGCACGTGGGTTCTTGTGGGGTGCGCCTGTCGCCTTGTACTTGGGTATACCTCTACACATTGTTCGTAAACCCAACAAGTTGCCTCCGCCCGTGAAGTCTCGCAAATATAAGTGCGAGTATGCGTCACGCACACTTGAAATCAAAACGACCGCACCCCTGAATAAAAACAGTCAGGTATGCATCATTGATGACGTGAGTGCGACGGGTGGGACGGCACTTGCCATCGCAGAACTACTACAGACATTTGACGTTACCCAGATCTCTTATGGTTGCGTCATCGACCTCGCGTTCTTGGGTGGAACTGAAGAACTGAAAAAACGTCAACATAAAACCTACAGTGTGGTAACTTATGATAACTAAGATGTCCGACATCATCCTCATTGCCTTAGAGTTAGAGGCACCAAATATGTCCCAATGGGACAACGTCTTTTTTACCGGAGTCGGTAAGGTCAATGCGGCACTCACTGCCGCAAAACTGATCGAACGACACAAACCAAATGTGGTTTGGAATTTCGGGACTGCCGGAGGCATCACTGTTGATGGCGGCATTCACAAGGTAACACAGTTTGTACAACGAGACATGTCATGTGCTGGATTGGGTTACAGTCTAGGACAGACTCCGTTCGAAGACGGAGTTGTTCTTGGAGAGGGAGACGGACTCACCTGCAGCACGGGTGACGATTTCGTCGGCGATCCCAACCTTGAGATTCCAGCAGACTTGGTTGAGATGGAGGCATATTCAATCGCCAAAGTCTGTCAGGATGCTGGTGTCGAATTCCGATGCTACAAGTATGTCAGTGATCAAGCAGACGACGATGCGGCAGAAGAATGGAGTAAGACTGTCGCAAACGGTGAACCACACTTCATAGATGTTTACAGTACCTATAGATAGGTACATGACATGGTTGTATGAAGACAAAATATTCGAACCCGAAGAGACCTTCCTAGAAGACTACCAAGGGTTCGTCTACCAAATCACCGAACTGGACACTGGTATGAAGTATATCGGTAAGAAGTTCTTTTGGAAACCTAAAACACTGCCAGTGACTAAGACTCGAAAGCGTCGAGTAAAGACGCGAGTAGAGTCTGACTGGATGAAGTATTACGGTTCGAGTCAAGAACTCAAAGAGGCAGTCGCGCAACGCGGTGCCGATAACTACAAACGTGAGATCCTCAAACTCTGTCGTACCAAGGGAGAGTGTTCCTACTACGAAGCAAAACTCCAATTCGAGTACGACGTACTCCTACGCGACGACTACTACAACGCATTCATCGGTTGTAAAATTCACGCGAAACACCTGCCGGAAATGTGACAAAATACCGAAAAAAAGTTCACTTATTTCGAAAATAAGTGTTGACGCATGTTTCAAAATCAAGTACAATTACTCTGTAATTTGATGATAGAGAGAGAACTTGATATGGCACGATTGATTTACCAAACTGAATACGAACTTGAAGAGATGCAGTCTGCTGGTATTG